CGTTTTTGAAGTCACCATCTTTGTTTTCAAAATGTAGGCCTGTTGGAATTGTCTCACCATTGCGTTCTGCAGTGGTCACAGAAATTTTAGCATTTTCTTTGTATTCTGCACCTTCCAACAGATATTTCAACTTGTTTAGTTGCGGCATACCGAATACGCCAATCATGTCTGGATAGGGTGCAGCAGCTTCTGCTTCCATGATCACTGAACGGTCATCTGCCATAGAGTTAATGGTTGTGCCTTTGTCTGTGCCTGTGACTTTGACTGTGGTCAAGAAGCCGAGGTTCTGTGTGTGGCTAACGATGTCTTGTAGTATATCTTTCATTAAGAATTCTCCTGTATATTAAGATTATATTTAGATCTAGAGTAAAAAGCAACCGCAATTTACTCAAAGTCAAAAAGTTTTGCGAATGTGTTGTCACTGCGAGTTGAACTGATGTCCCATTCTAAGACTCCAATTAAATTTTCTAGCTTTTCATCGATGACCGCATTTTCCATCTCAGCATCGTTAAACGGAAGATCCTTGAACCATTGAGGTAATCTCAGTTCATCAACGGGGTAGGCTACCGATGTATAGCCCATTGGATTATCTTTGACCTTACAAACGATCACCTTAGCACCGTCTGTGATAGCTACAGAGTATTTGTCATCCATCATACGCTTCAAAGTATTCCAATTCAAACTAGCACGAACATGCCCGGGCATGTTGGTCTTGCCAGCTTTCTTTTCTTTGTCGCGATATTGAGAAATATTATTTGCACGTTTTGGTGAACCTTTTTCCCAACCCGGCCTAGTTTTAAATTCAGTGCGGAAGTTGGTAATGTACTCTAGAACATCTTCTTTGGTACCGTTATTTAGGACCTTGGTGAGTACCTCATTTAAAAAGTCTTGGATGATTACAGGTGTATCTGAACGCTTGAGGTCTAGTCCCATGGCCTTGATCTTGCCGGGCTTGCCGTCTATGTCTGCTCGCTTGCCTTCTTTGTCATAATAAAGAACAGCATAGCGTTTCTTTGTGATGAACAAGCCGCGGCTGGCAACTATCTCTCGACCTGCTTTGATAACTTCGCCACGAGTCTTTGGACAGTGAAAAGCATCCTGCATGAACTTGGGAAATGTTGAGTTTACTTCTTCCCCAATTGTGTCATATAGTTCAACGACACTTTCTTTAGTCCACGGCAGAGCTCCTCGATCTATTTCTTTCTTAAGTGTAGCGTAAGCCGAAAAATAACACGAGTCAGTATCACCATAGATAATTGCTTTACCTGTGTGATTGTTTTCGCCTGTGATGATCTCATTGACTTTGCCAGCCATATGACGAGCAATGGCTCGACCTGTAAGTGTAGTTGATTGACCAATACGATTGTCAAAGAATCTGCAACCAGGATTCAAAATAGCACCATACAGGCTGTTCAAGTTAATCTTCTTGACCAACTGACGCTTGTCCCAGTATTCTTCTTCAATTTTATTACCAGCCGCAATACAGTCCTTCAGTTTGGCCTGCATGTCTTTACGTTCAGCATACCAACGCTTGAGCAAGCCCGGAATGATACCTTCTTTTTCGTAAGTGAAAATAGTACCGTTGGCACTAACCATCCACGGCTGATTACTTTCAAAGATTAGATCATAGGCTTGTGCAGCACTTAAGGTATCAACCCCACCGTCTTCCCAGTCAATGACGATTTCACGACCAACATTTCTTTCCAGTACGGCTGCATATTCCAATGAACCGAAGATGCCTTCCCATGCTGATGCAAAACTTTTGCCTTTGGCAATCTCACCGTCAATGAATGCCTTGGTACCATCTTGCCGCAACTGTCCAACAATAGTTTCTGGTCCCATGTTAAGCGCACGAATCGCTGATGGATAAAGACTGTTAATATCTAACGAGCCAATCCATTCGTGAATACCTTTCTTAGGGTAAGCAACATAAGCACCGGCAGCCTGATTACTAAAACCTTCTTCTCGAGATATTCTATTAGGAACAATCATTCCACGCTTGTGAGCTTCATTGATAATGGCCTGCTCAGTAACAGCTACCGCACCCATTGTGGTCTGTAGCAATACCGTACATTCATGTGCCAGTGTATTAGCAAGATCAAGAAACTTTAGTTTCTTGTCTAGCTTTTCCAACAGCATACAGTCTTGTCTGTTGTATTCGATAAACCTACGGAAGTCGTTGTTGTACAGTTGATCAAGTGTGCCTTCGTAGACGGTCTTGTTCTCCCCAATCTCCATCTCGCCAATAGCGTCCAACCGATAGGTATGGCGTTCTTCATAGGTGTACTTGCGATACAGTTCAAGACTGTCTAGATGTACACGACCAATTAGATCGTATGTGACAGCAGCCTTGCCGTACTTTTCGTACTCACGCTTCTTGGGGAATTGATTCCACAAACAAAAACGTCTTGTATCTTCTTTACTGAGAACTTTGGTAACACGATTAACTGTGTAAGGAATATCAAAGCCTTCTGAGTTCCAACCACTTAGTACATCTGACTCTTGTATTAGGTCTAAGAACATATCTAACATATCTGCTTCGTTATCAAACAAATAGGTGTTAGGAAATTCTTCAACCTGACGTTTAGCTTCTTCCATACTCAACGTTTTAGGTGGAATAGCCAAACAGATCATGGTCTGCATCCATTGCAAATACACAGCAATTGCAGTAATGGGCATGAATGGATCATCGGGTGATGCATAGCCACGTTCAGGATCGAAGTCTACTTCAATGTCGAAAAATGCTACATTTAGTTTAGGAGCATCTTGATTTAGATAGTTGTCTTCTAGACAACGATATATGGGATTGATATCACTTTCAAACAATTTTTTGTTTGAATGGATTGCAAGTTCTTTACGATGTTCTTTGACATTTTTAGAACTTACTCTGGACAATGGCTGTCCAAAAATACTTGTAAATTTACCCTTGGCATCCGGGTAATAAAATATATGACGGGCAGGATATTCTTTATAATGTCGTTCGCCTTTATCATTGCGTTCAACAACATTGATCATATCCTGCTCTCTATTATAGAAAGCGTCTACGTAACTCAAATTTTTCTCCTATGTCTTTTGTGGCAGACAAATACCAGTGTGCGGTTTATGGCCCAGCCTACCTTCTTACTTTATTTAATTAATTAGCATTCTTGCTAGACCAACACTGTCTATTGTGGTAAGCAAGATGTAGTTAGCCAACATGCCAAAAGATTTCCTAGTCCAACTAGCCCAAGCATACATAGCACAACCAAGGATCCATATGGGATAAAGAGTAAGTAGCGGAGGTGTAGGGACTGTAAGCGCCATAGTAATGGAGCAGCCAATACTAATAGCCCAAGCAAGCAACTCAATAACAAAGCGAATTCTGTTAGACTTAAAGTCATCTTTTATCCACTGTATTGTCGGTGCAAAAATTGTGTCTATCATTCAGGCAGACGTTTAGTTACGCCAAGAATCATTTCAATGTCATTCCATTCTTGTTCGTGATCTTTCCAATTGTCTTTGTGTGCAATGGTAATTGCTTTGTTAATAACTGATGGTTTGATTTGCAATTCTTCTGCAACAGCTTTAACAGTTTCCTTAAGACCTTCTTTGAGATCTTCTACTTCACGTAACACATTGCCACCTTCGTTGATAAGACGTTCTAGTTTGGCTTTTTCTTCGGGACCGTACATTCTCGTTGACATAATTGTTCTCCTATAGAACTATTATACAGCCAACAAAAAAGCCGGTCAACTAAATTGCCGGCTTTTGAGTGTAATTGGTTAAATTACTTTTGGTCTTCACTTAATACATCGTACATTTCAAATACACCACCCATGCGCTCGTATACCATGCCTGCATATACATCGGCTTTCAAGCCTTCGCCAATCTTTTGTTTGGCAACACGTTGAGCCCAAGAAAATAATTCTTGATCAACTGCATCAATTTGTTGTTGACCACCACTTTCTTGCACAAGTTTGATCATGTCTTTGAATGATAGAATATTTTCAACTGATTCTTTAACAGGACGTTTTTTGCCTTTTGGCATCATCTTTGATTCATTTTTCTTACCAAAGTATTTTGCTTGTGCAGCACTCATGCCTTTCTTACCGCTATCTTTTTTAGGACCTGCTTTCTTGTCAGCAGCCGCATCCTTCATAGTCTCTTTTTCGTCGCCGTCATCATCGATATCGGCATAGTCAGGTCTAGCACCTTCGTCCATGATCTTGGCTATTTTCTTTTTCTTATCTTCTTTCTCTTGCTCTTTCTTTCTCTTGGCCTCTGCTTTTTCAGCTTCGCTTTGTTCTTTGGCTGCTTCGACCATCTTCATGAACTTAGATTTAAATTCTGGCTCAATACTTTCTTTCTTGGTGTTATCGAATTTCTTACCACCTTCCATACCCCATGTACCAGTCTTAGATTTTTTCTGTTCTGGAGCATCTTTTTTCTCAGCAGCAGATTTAGACTTAGCACCTGACTTTGGTTCAGCATGTGGTTCATCACTGAAACGATCTGGATTTTCTTTGTGTTTGGTAACACCTTTCTTAGAACGATCGATTTCACCACCAGTTGAAGATTTTTCCTCGTCAACTTGCTTTTTAGCTTCTTCGATGTAGCTGGTTCTGCCACTCAACACACGTAATTGTGCATCTTCGTTAAGCTGTACTGCCTTGGCAATTGTTGGAGCAGCAGGAGTTTGTGGAGGTGCTTCCATGCTGTCTAGTTTGCTGATGAGTGATTTGAAATCCATTTTTATCTTCCTTGATATTTTTTCGCTAGCCACTGTTCGCACAGATTGCTTTTAATTTCGTACTGCATTGATTCTTCAAATTCTCTAGGACCCTGATTAACGGCTCCTTGTGCTTGAGATTCGTAATCCATCTTTTCATGAACAGAATTTAAATGATCATTGGCCACAGAGATATAACTGCTAATCCAGCCATCTAACTCGTCACCTTCTTTGATCATACGATAAACAGCCATAGCATTTTTGGCTATTTGAGCTAGCTCTGCTTTGGCCATACTTGCTTCGTGATCGTGTTTTTTAAAGTCCATACTATATTTATCTTCTTAATATACTTTCGCGAGGCTTCTTAGCCTTGGGTTTTTTGGCAGATTTCTGTTGATAACTGCCCCCAAATAGGGTACCTACACCTGCTCCAGACCCGCTCTTAATAACGGTAGCAACATCTCCTGCACCCATACCTGACGCTGTTTCGAACAATTCTTTTAGTTTCATACTATGTTATTTATAGTTAAGCAGCGCCACCACCAACTAGGTCGCCCTGTTTAGCAGGCCTATTTGCCTTGGATCCCTTGTTGCTCCACTGACCAGCAGGACCTTGTTTATGCCCAACTTTTGCTCCAGCAAAAGGAATCTTGCGTTTTTCTGAAATAAACTCATGGGCTCTCATTTTTTCTTAGCCCTTCCAGCCTTCATGTTAGCTAACCAGTGCGCTAGTTGTCCTTTGCGCCCGCCCTGTTTGGCAGTCTTGCGTAGACTACTTACTGATGCTTTAGTATTAATGCCGTGACGTTTTGAATCGCCTTTGTCCTGAGGACGCTTGCCGTCAGCAAAGTTTTCATGCTCAACACTCTCACCACCACCTCCACCATCGCCACCTTCACCCGAGTCTCCACTGTAGCCAGCATAGTATCCATAGCCGCCGTAAGGCCCTGGCCCGTAAGCAGCCCAACGCGGTCTACGCTTTCTTTTTTTCTTTTCGACTACAAATTCACTTGCTTTCATATCAGCAGTTCCAACGACGCCTTGCTTTACATATGGCCTTGTCTGGAGTCTTGGCACAACTAATGCTGTGCATTTTCATTTGTCCACGGCTACGTGAACAATAGCTCTTTCTACGCTTTGACGCCTTACCGCCTTTCTTCAACTTGCTGGGTTTGGTAGTCACAGCGGTCTTTAACTTTGAACCTGGATTTTCTCTACGATAGGCCTTAACAGCTTTTCGACTCATACCATCAGTCTTGTCTCGCTTGTTGGCCTTTTGCCAGTCTTCGTTAACAGGTTGAGTGACAGCAAACACATACAACTCGTCATCTGTAAGAGTTGATAGATCTTCCCATACAAGTTCGGCGTCAACAGCATGTTGATCTGCAATGTACTCAATCACTTCTTCAATCATATCAAATTCTTGTTCTAGCTCTAGATCTTCTTTCTTGGCAGTCTTGGCCGCATCTTTCCAGGCTTGTGCTGTAGGTGCTTTAGGATGACTGGCATCTCTACTAGTGCCTGCCTTCTTACGCTTGTTCACATAGTAGTAAAGACCTTTCTTCTCAGCCTCTGCCATGCCTTGTGTTGTGGCATCTTGTGGCTGACCGGTCATTGGCGCGACTACAACATAATTTCCAATAGTGGTATAATTTTGATGTGCTAATTGTTTCTTTATATCTTGCGGATCGCCTAGTTTATATTTTTGTGCAGCTACAGATAAGTTTACTTTATCTAAAATTTTGCCTTTTAGATCTTGTATTACTACAACTGGGTTGGGTGTGTTTGCTTCTAAACCACCTTCTTCCACTTCGTCTTCTTTGATCTTTTCGCAGTCGTTGACACGTTTGCCGGCATTCTTACCTGTGCCAGGCTGTGTGCCTACTTTTCTATGATTAGGCCAACACTTTTTTGGACCTGCTACGCCTTCTGTTAAAATTTCTGTTATCTTCATAATACAATCTCACACTGGTGAATAGGGATTTCTATAACGGTCGTAGCCATCGTCTTCTGGGTACACTGGATACTGATTAGGGTTCATACTGAAAAACTGCTCCCGCAGCCGCATGTTGATTGTGCATTGGGATTAGTGATAACAAACTGACTGCCCATTACTTCTTCTTTGTAATCAATAACAGCACCTTGTAGGTATTGCATACTCATTGCATCCACTAACACATTATATTGTTCGTTGATAGGAAATTCAAAATCATCTTCATTCTTTTCCTCGTCAAAGGTAAAGCCATAGCTAAAGCCACTGCATCCGCCACCTTGTACAAAGGTACGTAGTGCCAGTTTTGGATTATTTTCTTCTAGCAGCAAATCCATAATCTTTGATTTCGCTGATTCTGTTATCTCAACCATTTATTTTCCTACCTTTTTTTCGCCTGTTAGGTACGGTTTACTAAACCATAACTGAAACCATTCTGGTGTACCCGGTCTTATTTTATGCTTGCGTTCAAGTTCTTGATTGGTCATTCCTGTAATACTGATATTGCTACCGCCGTAAGGTTGTAGTCCTTTAAACTCGGTAATGCCTGCTAGGCGTTTGATATCAGCAAGTTCGTCTATCATCGTGTTGCCGGCTCACCGGTAATAGAAACTTCCCACTTCTTGCCAGTCTCTGCTGATTTCTTACGAGCCCAACCTTTTAGTTGTTCATGGTGTGCTTGTTCACGCTGATCATCTGCATATCGTCCTCGACCTTGGAATACCGCAATCTTTTTACCGTTAACATAAACAGCAAAATTGTTTGGAGGTTCAGTATTGCCTTCATCCCAGTCTTCGGGATCTCTTACTCTTTCTACCACTCCTTCGGACATATTCTTTAACAGCTCTTGCGCTTTTTCAACACTGACCATAGGTCTTGGATGTTTGCCGTCTATTACAGACTGTAGATATTCTTTGCTAAAACCTTTTGGTGCTTGTGCTTTTGCAGGAGCATTATCCGTTGCCTGTTGTGCAGCAATAGGTTTGCCTGTTAGTCGATTGATACTAGGATCATCTCCTGGAGTTACTCGAGCATTTGCACCAGCGGCACCAAATGCCATTGCACCTGCTAGTCCAGCAGCAGCCGCACCTTTCTTAATACCGTCCCAACTAACTTCATCTAAACTTTCTGCGTATTCTTTATTCTTGTGTTTGACATTGCCTTGCTTTACAGCTTTCTTTTCATTCTTGTGTGGACCAGCACCACCCATCTTGGCGTTCTTGGCCACAAAGTTTCTAGGCTTTGATTGTTTTTTAAGTTCTATAATAAATTCTTTTGCTTTCATACTTGATCCTTTAGTCTAACCCAAATCCATCACGAATCTCGTTCATTAGTTCGCTTACACTGGCTTCTGTATTAGGCAGTCGTCCTTTAAACGCATCATCAATATGCGGATCACCTTCTTCTACTGTACCTAATGCGTATGTAAAAAATCCATCCCCAGCATTATCAATAATAGCAATGTACCACTGATCCTCAACTTCTGCACCTCTAGTGGTAAACATAAATGCATCATCGTTCATACGTTTGCCTTTCCATCCGGTAGCCTTCATTGCGCTACTAACTTTGTTTACAACTTCTGGCCACGGTAATACATTACCTAACGAAGCTTCTTTTACTTCTTCTTGACCTAACCAAGGTTCTAATCCTTGACGAACAGCAGCAAATACTTCTTCGGCATCGCCACTCAGTCCTGATGGCAGTCCGGTCTTAAATGATTCAAAGTCATTGGCAATAGCAGCGGCTCGCATTTTGCTTGCACTCATACCTTCAGCACCTTCAGCATCAGGATCTCTAGCACCACTAGACACAACTTTAATTGATTTTAAATTGTAATCAACACCGTTCTGATTGTTAAACAATTCTGTGAATGCCGCTACACGATCCGAACCGCCTACAAAGATAACGTTGTCAAATCCCTGTTTTTCTAAAAATTGCAGTAGACCGATAGCAGTACTCACTGAAGTATCACCAATATCAATATCGGGAAATGCCTTTTCTATAAATCCCAGTTTAACATCAAACGGCAATGGGTTTTCATATCTTGTTTTGTTCTTGCCAGTTGGTTTGTGAGTTTGCGACACAAATAGAAAATGAGCATCTGCTTTTTGTTTTAAGATAGCTTCAACTACCTTCTGGTGACCAATTGTAGGCGGGTTCATTCTGCCGAATGCAACAGCGGCAGTCTTACCTGATTGTTCAAATAATTCTAGAAGCCTCATTTATCGTAGTCGCCTTTTTCCATAAACTTTTCTTGTTGAGTGGCTATTTGCTTTGCTAGCTCTTCAAGTTTTTCTTTAGGGAACTTTTCTTCACGATCTTCAACTTCGTACTTTTCGCAATAGCTTTCTAAGCAGCCTTCTAAGGTGCGAATATAAATTTTATATGCGTTAGGGTTACCGCGGTGTTCTTTATGTCGTTTAACCGCAGGGAAGAAATGCTTGTTTAGCATTTGATCGTTATTATCCATATAGAATTTGAGATCACCGATCCAATCTATGTCGGATTGGTCGTCTTTGGGTGCGCCAACTGGGCTAAACATTTCTTTCAATAGCATATAATATGATTCCGTAAGGTCATACTATATTTATCGAATGTTAGGAGTTAATAATTATATCGGATTTCTGTAATAG